AACACCCCCCCGCCCCTCAAAAAAAGAATAATAATAGAACTCCCCGCCATAAAGACCATGGACGGTATCCCGCTTTTCAATCCCGCACTTGCTTGGCAGGTCCAAGAGCTTCTGAAGGTCTAAGAGCTTATGAAGCTCAACAAGCGTCCTTGGTCTGACAACCACCTTCCAACATTCTTGACAAGTGGAATGGATAAACCCGAACGCCTGGTGATACAAATGCCACAACCCGCAATTCCGGTTCCGGGCCAGCTTGGTGTGAATCCATGGTGAATTATGAGCCAGCCTGTTTGTCTTTGTTATCTTGCCGTCATCCCGTAAAAACAAGGCCCCTTTATCAAGCCATGGTTTGAGTTTGCTGATAACATCCTCTCTTGCCAGATCCTTGTAATTTGTAATCATAGAACCCCTCCCGGTAATGTGGTTTAACTTGAACTTGCCGTAATGGCATAGGTCACAGCCAGCACGTCATCATCAATAACCGCCCGTGAACTGATGAAGGCCTTGGCACACATCAAATATCCCGATGTTCCGGTCTTGGCCTGAATTGTGCTAAGACAGGCCCCGTACACCGTGATAGATGCCGCAATGGTAAACTCTGCTTTACCCGCAACCGCGTTAGTAATAGTCGCGGTAGCTGTATCTGCCGTGGTGTAGGAAGGTGCATTGGTGGCCGGATCGTCATAATCCGCATCCTGGCAAATGCCGTATGTCCCGCCAGACCCCATGTGAACCGCTGCGGTATTCCCGGCAGCGGGGGTGACATTGTTTTTAAAGATGTGGACGTACCAGATTTCAGATGCCGCCTTGCTGATATCGTGGAAGATGATATTCAATAGCCTTGCCATCCCCTCAGTCGTGAAAATGTTCGGGGGTTCCGGGTATCCGCCGGATATGAGTTCCCCCTTCCGGTACTGGTCACACTGCCATATCCCCTGAAATCCAAGGTGACTTTCAAGCGGGTACTTGGCTGCATATCTCAGGTCCGGGTTGCTCCTGAATTTCTCAATCAATTCCTGATTCGGTATTGCTATTCTGTCCATTTGATATTCTCCTTTGCTGTGGGCATAAAAAAAGGCCGCTACTTTCGTAACGACCCTTTGCTCTTAATTGCCCTTTAGTTTTTAGATAACTGCTCCGTTTCGGATCACTTCTACAGTAGCCTCGTCACCCATACTGAGGCCGTCCTGCTCCCCGCCCTTCATAAAGGACGTGAGGTATTGGAAATGACCGTCTTTCTTCCTATATAAACCCGCCCCCACTTGTCCGGGGACGAAACGTACGCTCTTTTGTGACAGGGAAAACAACCGACCCACAGGGTTCCCGGCTACAATCCCTTCTTCTGATACCCATACAGGCACGGAATGATGTTTCTTTTCAGGGGGCGATATCGTGTCACCGAGTTCGATAATGTCATTACAATATGACAGGGTGCCAGCGATTGCCCCGGCCCCTACGTCCTTTTGCTGCATTTGTTCAGGTTGTGTGCCATCTAAGAAATAGGTTCGATCCTCACACCCGACAAAGAGACCTGAAAAGACCTTTGCAATGAGTGTGATGTTTGTCGCAAACTCAAAATAGTTCCCACCTAACTTCCACCAGTCGAGATGAAAGGGTTCTGAGTAGTAAAGCATGTTATCCACAGCCCCCCACATCCGGCCAAAGGCGTGGACAATCGAGGTCATATACGGGGGAGGGGAACAGAATAGAGAGGGTAAGGGTTCAACCGTAGTGACGTGAACGATGGTGTCTGTCTCACCGATGCGGTAGAAGATATCCCCGTTCGGGTCGGTACACCACACAACAGCCCCGGAAGGCCGGTTAGATATGGATATGCCGCCCTCACTCGATAGGACAATCTGAGAGATAGGCCCGTTCCCGGATATGTCGTCGCCGGAAGTTTGGGTAAAAGTAACATGGTATGTCCCGGCAGGGAGGTTGCCGTCAGTAGAGGTGATAACAGGCCCTACAGGTAAAGTAATCCCCCAATCGTTTAATGTGTTTGTGTCCGGGTCAAATACCCCATTGGCGTACTGGTTGGATACATAGACCTTACTGTCTGTCTCTGCAAAATAGGTGCGGGTGCTCATTCCTCCGATATCGGATACAGTGGTTAGGGATTCGCCCACCAGCCGCTTGAGGGTAGTTCCGTCCATGACAAGGATACAGGTAGCCCCCGACCACAGGGAATGACCGTCACTGAGAGATGCGACCCCTGTAAAACCGTCTCGCCGTGTTAAACGACCCGTTTCGGTTACATCCGCATTGAGGATAATCCGAGGACGTGCGACCCCTTTCTTGACAAACAGTTCCCCGGCATCTTCCCGGTTGTTCATCCCGGTAAAGCGGTCTATGTTGATGGTATCTACCACTCGTATTCCTCTGCATCCGTCCCAAAGTATTGCGGGGTTTCATCGTACAGCCCCACATAATCAATCAAATCCGTCATAGCCTCATAAAACTTGGCGGTATGGTAGCTAACCGCTGATTTTCCACTGTTGTCCGCATCTTCCAGCCCTTCCCCGAATATCTCTTTGCACACCCAATGTTTGATAAGGCGTTTCTGTAAGTGTTCAGGTATGCCGTCCACTTCATCGTCATCATCACTGAGATCCACAGGCGCACGGTAGAAATGAACCGTCAGGGTCTTGGAAGACGAGGGGATACCCTGGTAATAGAGCTTTGTGCCTCTGACGCATACCACAGACACATCCCCGGTTTCTGACAGGTCTTTCATAGAAATCTGCTGTATGAACAGCCCCCATGAATAATACCCGCCGTTGCGAGGGTAGCTGATCTTGTATCCGCTCGAATCAGCAACCATAAACAGGTTACGCTGATAATCGGACGGCAGGCTTACATAGGCGTTGTCTGTGGAAGTATCGACAGTATCCGTATCGAATAGATCAGGGAGTGGGGGAGAGATTTGACCATCCGGCATCCGAATACCCGCCGCAATAGCGGTCACGGCATCGTTGATCCAAGTGGTAATAGCGGAATAATAGGAAGAGTCCTGTAGCACGCCCTGAGAGCCGTCAGACCCGCAAAGCATCGTCTTGAGTGTCGTTAAACTTGCCATTTGTCCCCCTCCTATGGAAAAGGCCCCCGGAGAAGGAGGTAACTCCGGGGGGTTAGGGGTTTAGGGAGGGGTTATCGTGTGGCCTGATCGACAAGCGCAAACTCGTCATAGTCAATGGACAAGGCCAGGTTTCCAGCCGTATCGACCTTATTCAAGATCCCTACCTTGATAACCTGATTTTCATCCGTGTCATCGTCAGGATCAAAAATGAGATCCCCATTTGTGCTGTCCATCACGCCATCAATCTTTATTCCCTCTGCCGTGGCATCCGCCGGAGGTGTAATCGTGCAAACCGCCGTGGTGTTCCTGTAAAGGGTGAACACCTCATCCGCATCGGTTTCCTGGTCATACACTGCCCGAACCGCCTTAATGTTCCCCCTGCACGGTACAGGGATAAAGCGGTTGTCAGCCGTGGTTGCAGCAACAGGGATTACTACGTTTATCCGTATCATAATATTGCTCCTTATCGAAGGGGGCCATGAGGCCCCCGGTTATAGGTTACGCAGGTTCGGTCACGCCTGTCGCCAGGACATGAGCTTTCCGGTGGGTACACACCAACTGGCCGACCCAACGGGTATTGATGTAGATGTGGTCCGGCTGGCCGGATTCCTTTTTGGCAATCCATTCCGGTTTGGTGAAGTTGTAGTCCTTGTGAGCCTTCAGGAAGAGATAGTTGGTGTTCAGGCAGTAGATGTACCCGCTGGACACATTATCATCCGCTATGATCGGCGCAGACTTGTGAAGGATGTTGTCAAAACCCGCCTCGACGAGCTTCTGGTCACTGAACCGCTGCTGGGTCTGAAGGGTTCTTTCGTACCCGTCCTTCAGGACTTCGGTGGTCAACCCGAGGTTAGGCCTCTTTTTGCGATGCTGGCCGATAGCCGGGGTCCGCCACAACTTCTGGAGGAACTCAAAACCGATAGCCGACCCATCGGTGTTGACGTTAGCCTTCCAAAGCGCCATGTCGTCTTCAGCGATATTGCCGTACTCGGTTGCGGTGACGGTACTGAACAGGTCCGTATAAAGGGCCAGGATACCGTAATCATCATCCGTATCCCGGACAAATATATCCGCACCCATGTTTTTCCACGCCGTCTTGAGCGTGTTCTGGATGTACTGATACGCCAGGTTGACCATTGCTTCGGTCCCGCTGTTCTGTACCTGGTCATCCAGCCCTAACGCATTGGACGCATACAGCCCACCCCAAGGGAACAGGGCCGCATTGATGATGTCCTTTTTGGCCTGTGGAATTACTGTGTTCTGCCCGTAATTCCCGGTGTTGCCCTCGTCATACTCAAGAGGCACTTTGATACGCTTCCCGCCGTCCACGGTCTCTGACGCCTTCACAAAATAGGTGTCATAGTCCGCTTTCTGCGCTTTCTTGAGAAGCATATACAGGAGGACATTCTCGGTAAACTTAATGTCAATCGGATCTGTGTTGTTCCACAAATCGTCTGTTGCAGCTTGTAGCTGATTAAAATCAAGCAGAAATGTTACCGCAGGGGCATTTAAACCCTGCTTCTTACGATCTCTCGCAAGCTCAGATCATATTATAATGCCTTAAAGACATTCCCCGCGCTCGTGGGTCTTTACCACCATATCCAGAATTAAGGACTTAGGCTCCTTGGCCTGATCGTTGAACCTTCAACCTCTTTCAAGGTCGCTTGGCTGCTGATTGCCCAATCCGATATCTTTTTAAACCATCACGCTTATCATTACTGATTACGTTGTGGTGTTATCGGCTCTAAGGGTGTCCCAGGTCAATTCACGGGGTTTAAAACTGGCCCATGTTACTAAGCCATGATATTTCTCCTTCTTTAAGCCGCCCCTGCCGCTCTAAGCGCCGCTTCCATAGCCGACTGCTTAAGCTCGGAGACGGACTTGGGTTTAGGTTTCTGATAACTTCTGATCTCATTGCCCGGTTTAGTGAACACCTTCGATGTCGCTTTGTCGCCTTCTGACACCTTCAACATGCTCTGGGCTTCTTCCAGTTGTTGTTTCAGTTCAGCATTTTCAGCCATGGCCTGATCTGCCTTTAACGCATGATAGGCACTGAAATCATCGTGGAGGGGGTTAGTGGTCTTAAACGCCTGAAAAGCACCCTGTGCCTGTAATTCGGCAAAATCCGGGTTCTCTTCCAAAAACCTGTTGGTCATGGCGTCCGAGTCCTTTTCCTGAAGGATCGCCCGTACCTTAGCCTCTGCTTCGGTGAGAGCTTCTTCCTTGGACATTTGAGCAGTGAGGGCTATGGCCTGCTTTAAAAGGTCCGCCCCCTTCTGCGGCGCACTGTCGTCATCCAGAAAGTCCAACTTGCCGTATTCCGTAAGGACTTTGGACAGGTCATCATTCTTGGCCTGCTTTTGTGCGCTCTGCTTTGTCTCTTGGGATTTGGCGTCTTTCTGCTGGATCTCTTTCAGGGCGCTGAATAGCTCCTGGTTTTGCTTCCGCAGTTCGCCGAGCTCGTTCCCCTGTTTATCGAATACCTTTTTCAGTTCATCGTAGTTCTTGGATGAATCATCTTTTTTGGTATCCTTGGTTTCAGTTGCCTTGGTATCCGTGTTCTCCTGAGTGTTGTCCTTGTCGTCAGGCACGTCATGGATGGACATGGAACCAGCGGGGATTACCCCATCTTTTTTATCTGCCATGGTCTATCTCCTTTCAGGGCCGTCATAAGCCTTGTCCCATACGGGGGCTTATCCTTTGGTTGTCCCGAGGTCTTGAGGTTAAAAAACAAAAAAAGCCCCGAACCACTGGCGTCATTTCTGACGGTATCCAATGATCCGGGGCATGAAAACATATCCCGCTAAGCGGGAGTGTTCAGAATCCGAATTAGTCTACGTCATGTTCTATTCGTACCTTACGCACACCTCCCTGGTGAAAGTATATCTTGACCACGCCTGTAAACTTCCGGCGTACCCACTGTTTAATTTCGTCTACAAGTTTGTCGGGTTTCATCCCCTCTCCACAATATGATGCTCTTTTAAATACCGCTTATACTCCCCTCTCGTTTCAATGGGTCGATGACCGTCCGGCAACAGATTTTCGCACGCTGATTTTAGCCAGGGGACATCTATTCCAGAATCGCATTGAATGGCAGGGGGTGTAATAATCTTCCTCGCAAGCTCCCCACATTGGGAACATCTCACGGTATCTGGAAAATCCGATATCGGAAATATCTTTTCCTGTATTTCCCCACATTCAGAACATTGATAGGTATAGATCGGCATGTATCCCCCTAATTCGGTACAATAATGCCAGGGTTCGGACGAACAATGGGTGATGCGTTATCCGCCTGCTGTGCATAGTATTGCGCTAATGCACTAAACGCCTTGCTGAACACATCCATAACGACTATCGGGTTATTGATCGGTCCCGATACGTTGACGCTACCATTGCTCAACAGGTTAATTGATATGGTGTTTAAGACAACCGCTTCCTCTTGCTTGTGTTGCTCCTTAATCCTTGCGGCTTTACCCATTCATCCCCCCTTGCGGCATCTGACCCTGAGCACCCGTAGGCGTGCCCGGTTGTGGTTTACCCTGTCCCCCTACCGTATCCCCAGGACCACCCTGAGGCTGCATCAACCATTGTTTTAGCTGCATGGCCTCATCTTGTGACAGCCCTGCCTCTATTAACACCCCGAGCGCCATATCAAGCTGGTTTTCCCCGTTCCTTTCAACAATCGCCTTCCAGTTCGGGAAGTTAATCGCTTCAAGAATCGTTCTCAGGTCAACCATCTTGAGTTGTGCCAGCCATTTAATCTGTTCTTCCGTCTGTAGCGAGGTCCGTGGTGTCGTAGACCCGGCCTCAACCGCGTAGTTAAGCCGCCTGCCGGCATAATCCACCCCTCTAAAGATGCCTTGCCCGCCGTTGATCTCTATCAGTTCTTCCCGTGTGCCAAAGTTCTGCCAGAACCCGATAGCCCACATGCCCCGCTCAGAACATACCCCGTCTATGGAATCAATCTTGGCCTGCATCAAAACCGCATTGCGTTCCTGTAGCGCCACAATCGCAGACGCAGCCCTCACCCCTTGAGGGTTGACCCCCCTGTCTGCATCCTCGATCTGATATATCCGGTCAAAGAAATTGATAAACAAATCCAGCACATTAAAGAAGGTACTTGGCAAGTTCGGTGTTTCGAGATAGCGGATATCCGCATTTGGCTTATTCGGCATCAGGATTAAACGGGGTTTCCCGGCCTGTGACTCGATCATCTCACGGGTAATGCCACAATGTTTCTCGACAATTAAAGCAGGGCTAAGGGCTTGCCTTGCATACGCAAACAGTCGAGTAAATATCTCTTCGATCTTTAACAGCAGGTCCCCGACCTGTTCTGCCGCTGAAAACCCGTAACTTGATACGGTATCCCGGTATGAATCAGCCTTATATATAGGGAACCGTCCCCAGGGATATGTGGTCTGTGTAATGTCAGTTGAAATCTTGGTGTTGATATTCGGGTTGATGGAATCGTCTAAGACCATGACCCCGTGCCGACCCTCTTTACCGGCTTTCGTCTCATCTGCACGGGTAATTGTGACCTTCCGGATACCATCAGGGTATTTAGGATAGGTGATCTCTTCTAAGAGCGTTTCGCCTGTGTTCGGGTCAATAATCTCTTGCCCTAATTCGTCTAATACAGGGATAACCTCTTTTGATGTACCCGAGGCCCCCCGTATCCAAATCTCTATCACAAGCCCTTTCTCAAACTGTTTTGACGGACTGCTGATCTTTTCCCCTGCGGGGTGCATGACATTAGCGTAATTGCCATAGGCGTTCCGTGACCCCTGGACCGTCCCGGCGGTAATCATCTTAGAGGCGTGCTTTTCCCGCTCTTCCCCCATGATAGAATAGGTCTCATCAGGGGCAATACCCTTCACCCCATACTTGGCTTCGAGGGAATCCACGGTATCCACATACAGAAAACAAACATAGGGCGGATCTAACGCCCAATCGTGCCATGTTCCGGGGGCAGGGATAACCGCAAACGTATCCATGACCGATATGTTAGGCAACTTCTTGTCATAGTCCCACCAGGGCTTTTCTGAGCTATACCCATATATTTCCATCTGACGGGCAGTATCTTTCAGCTTGTGCCGCTGTTTAGTCTCTTTCCACCAGTTTTTTAAACGCTGGGTGACAATCTCTTCTCCCTCATCCTTGATGCCATCTAAGTCTATGACTTCAGCCATGGGGTTCTTAGCCGTGACATTAGATACAGTTCTTTCAACATTGGAAAAGAACAGATTGACAGGGGTGAAAGCTTTTTTCTTCTTGGTATCCTCTTGGTGCTTGCCCCGGTAAAGCGCATGGTTGTCTATGGCCCGGTCTTTAACCTTGAGCCGTTCCTGCTCAGATTTAGCCGTCTCATAGAGGGAATAAAAAAACTCCGGTGTGTCCTGGTGGCCCTCTGGCGGCAGTTTGGTTAATGTCCAGTTATCCATGAGACCTCATGTGACTGTGCAATCCCAGCGCAGACTTACACACCTTCCCGCATACTTCGCAGACGTGCTCTTCTTCGGGTTCGATGTCATTAACCGTGAGCTTGCCACTTGGCGCTAACGGCGTACCACAACCCGGACAGTCCATCATTGAGCAGTAAGTATCCGGGCGCTCTGCTATCTTCGGGGGCAAGCCGTTCCCTGCATCCCCAAACGTACACCATCCCCACTTACGCCAGGGGTTTTTGAGCCGTACCATGGCCCCGTTAGCCGTTTTATCAGGGTCATACGCCTGTGTGGTTTCGTGGTATGACTTCCGGCATCCGGGACAAATAACGTCTAATGTCATCCTAACCTCGCTGCAAACTGGTCCACAAACTCCTGTGTCCTCTTCTGGATGGTCTCAGGGATTGCAGAAGTATCTGTATTGCCATCCTCTAACTCCCACTCATCGGCAGAGAACACCGCCCCCTCTTCGTGGCCCCTGAATACAGGGTCATAGGGACGTATCAATTTACTGGCTACATAAACACCGAGGGCACCGCCGGCTAATGTCAGGGTGCCCCCGATGAAGGTTGCTATGAGTAGTTCAATCATGTTATGGAGTCTCAACAACCGTGGAACTGGTTGAAAGAGGCATATACCGCATGTAAGTAACGATAGTCCCGGTTGCGGAGGTTGCCACAACCGCAGCAAGCTCAATGGCCCCGGGAGGAACAATTAGCCCAGAAGATCCAGCCGCCGACGTACCAAGAGCTACGCCGTTAGTTACCTCAGTAAGATCATTAGCAATGACGCCATCCCAGGCCCACAATGTTCCTGCAAGGTCCCCATTGACTTCCAGAGCCGTGCCGTCCGTACCGAAAACGGTATCACCTGCGGGGGTCGTGGGGTTCACATTGTAATTGACCAGACAGCCCTTACCCTCAATATCAGAGGTAACATAGGTCACGATCTCAATAATTTTAATCGGACCACCGGACACAGTAAACAGCGCGTTCGTGCCGTTCATGATGGTTGTCGTGGTGGCAGATACGGCCTTTTCAGCAATGGGCTGAAGCTCTGCGGTATCCGCCTCGATAGCATCAATCGAAGCCTGAGTAGCCGTGAGAAGGTTGACCCCTGACGCTCCAGTGATGATATCCAAATCAGCCTGAGCGGTAGCAATCGTGCCCGGAATGGTGGTTGACGTGTCGGTTTCAATGGCATCTATAGAGGCCTGAGTCGCCGTAAGCAAATTAACGCCGGAGGCACCCGTGATGATATCCAGATCGTTCTGGGCTGTGGTTATTGTAGCGGGGATAGTAGTCCCGGTATCCAGAAGGATCGCGTCCAAGTCAATCTGGTCAGCGGTGTTGATGGTATCAATCCTATCCCTGATGGCTTCCAAGGAATCGGTTGCTTCGTCATAATCCGACACGTCCGCATCAATCGCCATAATGTACGCGAGGATGCTCTCATCCGTCACGCTCCCCGGATATGCCGCCGTCCCGGTCCCCACCTTGGCAATGTGGTCAAGGTAATTGTCTAATGCCCACAGAGGCACGCCGTCCGCGTCAGATGCCACGGAGATCCGGTTGTTGAACTCGTACATGGAACCCGGATCAAGGATGGCCGCCACCGTATCGCCGTACAGATTATTGTTAACGATAGCCCCGGTCCCGGAATCCGTGAACTCAATGCAGTGCTGACCTGTGGTATGGTTGATGATGGTATTCCCGATAATCAGCGCCTCGTCACAAGGCTCATCCGACCAAATAGCCGATACAGCAAAATCACCCTTGATGTAACAATCAATGACATGCAATCTCTCAGGTCCTGCCGTACCGTTCCCAGCCTCAATGAAATGATTAGCCGCAGCCCCGCCCTCATCGTTATAATATTGACAGCCCTTGACCGTGATGTAATTGGCACCATCAGCGATATCAATAGCATCCAGGAACTCAAACGAGTTGGTTGAGGGTTTCGGGAATACACAGTCAATAAGGCTAAAATCATCCCCATCTGCCTCAACACTGATACCCATCAGAACATCAGAGATGCCGGCAATGAACCGCAGGTTGCGAACCGTGACATTCGCCGCACCTATCACAAATTCACCAGCAGCCGCAGTGTAGGTGAACTCAGGCATATCCTGGCCGTTGCCCATACCGATAATAGTCACACCTGCCACATCCACATCAACCGCATCCGCAGCAGCAAGGCTCTCAGCATGACCAGGAGCGACAAGAATCACATCCCCGGCGTTATCAGTACATAGAGCGATAGCCGCATCGAGGGTAGATTTAGCATGTGCCCAGGACGTACCACCACCGCTTGTAGAGACACCGGAATCGACGTAGAACACATCACCGCCACCGGCCATGTCATCCAGCAAGAAAAATTCGGAAATGTTTTTGTACGGGCTTGAACCCCCGATAGTGACGACCTTTTCCCCGGCAAACGCACCGGGAGCCATGAACATCACAGCAATAGAAAGAGTTAAAATGAAAGCAAACAGTTTTTTCATGGGTTTATCCTCCGTTGGTTAAATTAAAGATCTGGCATTTGCCACACCGACGGAGTTGACTGCTCCATCCATGGCTGCCTCAATAATAGTGTATGAATCAATCCCCCCAGGCCCATAATTACGGGGTCGAGGTTCTTGAATCCCTGTAAACGGTTTTTTGTGGTTTGATGGTTTCCGAGATATAACCGCTTTTGGCGTGCTGCTAATACAGAACCAAGGCGGCTAACATAGATATGAAATACGGTTTGTTGGTCAAAATCATCAGGCGGCGAAACGATGAACGCTTGTTCTTCGCCTGTTTTGTCGGTAAGTTTTGTGTTGAAGTCAGCTACGAGCAATTCAAACGGCCTGTAATCACCATAGCATACGGGCATCAGGTCATTGTGTACCCCGAATCCCCAGCGGTTCCGCATCAGGATACAATCCTGAATGAGAAGATCCTCGTTCCCTGGAGGTTGTTGACAGTCATCGAGAATGTCAAATTGAGCGTTTTCAGGATCTTGGCCTTCAATCTTTCGCACACCGAGGACACACCCATAACCGGGAAGCTCATCACCCCTGCCCTGGAATTTCTGCGGCCACCCGATACACCCATAGATACCGTAATGCTCATTCCCGGTTTCCATGTCTTGAAACCAGTACGGTTTTTCCACAATAGGTGTTTTCGTGATGTGAGCGAAGTCCCTACGGGCCTGCATTGTGCCTTCTGGGTATTTTTCTTGTATGAATTTAATCAAATGACCACGCATCCATGACATTAGGTTTTTTGATTACGCCATCTAATCCATAGCGGATTGAATCAATACAGTCGTTGTGCTTATCTTCGACTTTGGGAAGAATATCGTTGGTCTGTTTATCAATTTGATAGGAATACAATCGAAATTCCTCTGCTGTGTGTTTGCATCGTTCATGAATGAGGATCTTTTCAAATCCTTTGAGAACTGCAATGCCGTCCTCAACACACCCTTTCCACTTATCCGCTGCTGAGATATCAAATCCTCTGCGCTTCATGTGTGAAATGGTTTCAGGACGTGCATTATCGGCCTTGATCGGCCACGTATCAGCCCCAGGGACCCGGTTAAACGTATCAGCAAGGTCGTCTAACTCGATGCCTATGCCGTAGGCCTCCTGGTCAATATACAGGGTGTTATCTCGTATCCAGGACCGTGTGAGAGCCGTAGGATCTTGAGAGAATCCCCAGTCAACGCCATAATAAAGCCTGGTATCAGGCGGAGGCGGGTCGAATGTTGTGACTTCGTACCGGCCCTTGAAGATCATGGCATCCGAAATCTGCCTGCAAAACCCCTCCCACACATGCTGATATGCTTCAGGGTCAATCTTCAGCATGTAGAGGCGTTCTTTATCAAGCACGTCCGGGAAGTGAGGATTGTCCTGCCACCCCACTTTCTGTATCACCGAATCAGGAGGCGTATTGAGTACAAATCGCTTGTAGGTTGGATCATCCTCTTGTTGAGGATTGAATGAGATCCAGATTTCAGAACTTTCCCCTCGAATCGTGGGGATTAGGATTTCCCAAGAGGTTTCAGATATGGTCTGAGCTTCTTCTACCCAGCAAATGTCAATGCCCTCTGTTGATTTGATTTCCTGGATTGACCGCTGAAGGCCTTTGAAAATGAATTGGGAACCGACTGAGCTTGTGATACCGTTTTGGGTGACCTTGAACCATTTTGTCACCCCGAGAGATTCAATCTGATCTGCAATCAGCCTGTGAACTGAATCAGCGATAGAATTTTGATATTCACGGGTGCAGAGGATACGCAATGGCCGACGATAGGATTCACCAACTAACGCCCTGGCAAATGACCAGGACTTAGCACCGCCCCTGCCACCGTAATAGATTTTATATCTGTGAGGGAGCAGTAAGGGCTGAAACTTCTCCGGTAGATCAATATTTATGCCATCTTCTGGCAATTCTGAACCTTCACGAAATTATAAATGACAGGAGGTAGTATTTTGTTTTTCGCCTGGTCTTCCTCGTTCGGGAATAGATTGAGTTTAGCACTGAGCATTTCCTGAGCTTTCAGGGCGTCAGCATACTTGTTATCGTCCTCTGCCTTACTACCGATCCGTTTGATATCTGTTAAAACTGTTTCCTGTGTTATCTGAGTCTTTATAGATAGTTTGTTCTTTTTTTCTGCTAAAACTACTTGAATCTCAGGTTTTTTCAGGTTTTCTTCCCCTATCGAACCAGCCGTCTTTTTTGAATACCCCGCCCTGATTGCCGCCTGTGTCGCATTCCCATCAATGAGATATTGTTCGACAAATCGTTCTTGTTTAGTTGTCAGCTTCTTTTTTGATGCTGCTGCCATATTCCCCTGCATTTCATGTAGTAATATCCAGGCTTTGCATCCTTTTTTGTTTCGTTTTTCCGAACATACGAGATGCAACGCGAGATAAAATCTTCTTTGCTCTCAGTCTTTCTTGGAACCGGCATTTGTCAATCTTCTGAATTAGGTTGTCCTCAATGCGCTCTTTTTTTTGATAATAGTCGTTGCCATTCATGAACCTGGCCTGCCGAATAATCGTTTCCAGGTTTGATATGCTGCCCGCCACACTCTGCATTTCCTCGCTGACATACTCATCTGCGCCCCCGCTAACCAGTCAGCATACTCAGCCAGGGCTTTGTCACCGAAAATGATGGCCTTTACTGCTCTAAAAACTTGAGACAAATCTGAAATCTGTACGTTTTTATCCGATGTCGGATCGAGATTTGCTGATCGTGGTGTCCTGCCCACAAATAAAAAACGCTCCAAATCCCTAATGAAGTCAGGGTCTTGAAGCGGGCATTTGCCTTTTATCGGGCAGAGTAGATAATGTTTTGAATAATCGCAGGAGCGAGGTTGTCCCATTGGCTGTATGATAACCAGTGGCTTTATAGTCTGTCAAACGACTACAACAGGTCATGAGAGGGTCACAGAGGGGTCATAAAGGGGTCAATACAGGGTAATATTAGACCAGGATGATTTTTTTTGGTGTTGGTAAGTTAAGTGAGGATTTTACAACGTCACGCGACAAATCCTATGTTTGCCCTATATAACCCACCCCTCCCCGGTCACCTGGCCGGGGATTTTTTATCCAGCCAGTCTTGGTAATCCTTGCTGGTCATCACCCACGTCCCGCCATCCCACCGCACCGGCAGCCGTCCCTCTCTGATCCGCCGCTTGACACTGCTCTCAGATAGTTGCAGATACTGAGCTATTTCACCGATGGTTCTTAGGACCCTGTTTTCCCAGGTCATTTAGTGTCCTCCC